TTTCTAGTGCTGCAATTGGTGGCGGTGGTGGCGCCATATTTGGCGGTTTGCCTGGTGCATTGATCGGAGCTTTAGTTGGTGGTGGTTCAAACGCAGTTGGACAATTATTTGGAAGCATGGGTGGTGGCGAAGAAACTTCTCCGTCTTCAAACACTCCAGGATCTAGCCCAATGGCTATAAATCCTGCTCCTAAGTATCAACGTATTTCTTCTGAATATGGTTGGAGATCAAATCCCAACAACCCTAAAGAAAGACACCATCATGGCGGTATTGATTACGCTATGCCCGTCGGTAGTCCAGTATTAGCTGCAGCTGACGGTGTTGTAGATCAAGTAACTACCCAACCAAACGCCGCTAGAAGTTTTGGACATTACGTAGTAATTAAACACGAAGGTTTCTACACCTACTACGCTCACTTAAGTAAGTCAATTGTTAAAGTAGGACAAGAAGTACGTCAAGGTCAGCTAATCGCATACTCTGGTGGAAAGAAGGGTGCTTGGGGATCTGGTAGCTCTACTGGACCACACCTACACTTTGAGGTACGTCTAAGTAAGGCAAGCAAACAAAGCGTAGATCCTAAGAGTATATTTGGAAAAATTAAATCCTCTATTTCTAATTTGTTTAAAGGTAAGAGTAGTAAGAGCGGCCCATCGGAAGAAGACCTATCAAAGTTTGTGTTGGGCGGTGGAGGACCTAAAGGCACAGCATATGCCGGTGGTCAGCTACTAGCCATGATTCAACGTGGTGGTCCTCTTAGCTACGGAGAGCTTTCTAAAGCAGGGGTACTGGATTGGGCTAAAGAACACGGAGAACAGTCCAGTGTTCTAGATGGACTTATGGGAGACAATCAAAAAACAGCTGCCAGTGGTGATGAAGGTGGCATGGCTTTTGGTTCTCGCAAAGGATTGCTTAAAGCGCTTTACAATCAAGGTTTTAGAGGCAAGTCTTTGCAAACCGCCTTTGCTGTTGCATTAGCTGAGTCCGGTGGACGCGCTAAGGCAATTGGAGACGAAAATTTACAAAACAAAACTTGGGGACCAAGCATTGGGCCCTTCCAAATTAGAAGTTTAAAGAACCCTAAAGACAACCCATGGAGAGACGGCAAACGTCTTTTTGATCCATCTTTTAATATTAAAGCTGCTTGGAATATTTCAAAGCAGGGTAAGAACTGGTCACCGTGGGCAGCTTATTCTAATGGTTCATTCTCTAAGTTCTTAGATGATGCAGAAGCAGCAGCAAAAGCAGCGGGAATCCCAGCATATGAGTACGGAGTAGACAGAACACAAGAAGGCTTAGCTTACCTGCACCCAGATGAAATGGTTCTTAACAAAGGTCAAGCCGATCTTATTAGAAACAACCGCGGCGCACCAGCTGCAGGATCTGCTATACACGTACAAATGCAGGTTAATATTGCTAAAGCAGGGGATCAAGAAGTATTAATTATGCTAGATAAGTTTAAAGAGGCAGTAGCTAACGCTAAAGACCTAGAAGCGATAGGAAGATCATAATGGCAGTTGCCGGCTATTACTACACTGTTGATGCGTATGCAACTGAACAATATACCGCAGAACCAAGCACTAACGAGCCTGGTTTTCCTGGAACTTACTATAAACTGAAGCCAGAAGATTTTAAAAGAGTTAACGTAGATCAAAAAGTAGTTTATAGAGTAACTATCTTCAAAGACGATGCTGGAACTGACTTTCCTGTTTTAGACAATGGAAAATTAGGCACTTCTCCTACTCAAACTATTGCGGATGTAAGTGGATCTCGTTTACCTGGCGATGGAGTATTTGCTACTTGGAAAACAAAAACTGCGGATATTGCATCCGTAAGCAGTATTCGTACTATTAACGATAGATATTACGACTTCACAGTTACTGCAAAAAAGGGTGGAAATGTAACTCCAGTATTAAACCCACAAATAAGAAAAAATGGCATTTGGCAAGATGTTGCTATTCAATCTTCAACTAAGATCCCAACTATTACTTTTACTAAGTCTGCAACACCTCCAATAGATATTCCAACAACTGTTTATGCAGAAGACTATAAAATTAACGGCGTCGTTCAACCAGGTTCTCAAAAAGGTCCTTATCAATGGAATAGCTGTAACAAGTATTGGGTAAGATATTGGCGTGAGGGTGTTACGTATGTTCCTGGAGGAGCTGATCCTCTTAAGGACCCCGCGTACTACAAATACACGGTATATACCCTGTACTTTGATAAAGATGGGAATCCGGTAACCCCAACTAAAATTAAACACGGCTATGAAGAAACAAGAAACGGCGGTTTCTACAAAAAGGGAAGTCCTTCTCAACAAGCCCTTGCTGTATTAAACACAGCAAAGAATTGTAAAACTCCTTCAGGAGGCGGTGGCGGTGGCGGTGGTAGCACCGTAACCCCTACTCCAGAGTCTGTTAAAAAAGCTAACAACTTTAATCCGTATCCTCATATATCCACAAGACACTTTGCAAAAAGAGTTTGGGATACTACCGTTTTAGCACCTGGAGATAACGTTTATGATCAACTAGGTACTTTTTATGTAGATCCAGAAGTAGTAGATCTACCTAGTGATAAGCAAAAAGCTTTATCGGCAGCTGCTAATTTAAATCGTTTTTGGGGTTTTAGATTTTTGTTTAACCCACAATTTATTAGCTACAATATGAGTGCTAATAGCCAAGTAGACTGGACCCGTCCTAACGAAAATAATGCTCAGCTAATTGCTTCTGGAATTGGTGGAGGCATAACAGTTAACATTCTTCTTGATAGAGTAGCTGACATGATAACTATGCGAAAATGGAAAGACTCAGGCGGGGGTACCTTACCAATAGGACCATATCCAGTTAGTATGGATCCAGAACAATGCGCTGGCATTTTGCATAGAGGCACTGAGTATGACCTTGAATATCTATTTAGAGTATTAAACGGTAATCCACAAAAGGTTGCCTTAATGGGTAATAATCCTAAAGATGGGTTAGAGATTTTAAGCGCAAACATGGGATATATGACCCAGCTTCCATTTATATTCAAAGTATCCGAACGACTTAGATATAAAGTAATCATGAATAGCTTAAGTATTGAGCACAGCATGTTTACCAGAGAAATGATTCCTATTCGCACTGTAGTACAGATACAGCTAGAGCGTCTACCAGACCTAACTACCAGTGGGTTTAAGAAGTACGAACAGGCTGAAAGACTTAATAAACTTGGTCCTGTTATTGCGTCAACTCCTAAAACAGGAGCTGAAATTATAAATAACCGTAGACTTAGAGAAGGGTTTATTTAATGGCGGTTTATAGAGACTCTCGTTATGATGACGGAGACGCACAACAAATAAAGAATAAGACTACTGGTGCCTATGCCTGGACTGTCTATCGTCAGTTTCCAGAAAGCCGAGTAATTAACTATATAGACTACACTTGGGTTGACGGAGATAGATTAGACTACATTGCTGCTATTTATTATGGGGATCCAAAACTTTGGTGGGAAATCTTAGACGCTAATCCTGGATTACCAGATGCTTTAGAGATATCTCCGGGAACAATTATTAGAGTTCCGAGGTTCTAATGGCGCTACCCCTTAATAAAAGAGTGTTAGTAAAAACACCAATAGAGCGTTATCCTCAGAGAGAAGTTAAATTTCCTTTAACGCCTTACTTTTCTTTAACGTTCTTAACTGCTACCCTAGAACAAGAGTTTAACTCTCATGATCGCCTAGTATTAACTTTTGCTGGAAAAATAGAAGACAAGTCTAGCTTTGTTGGTTCTGGCGATCCAGTAGAGTTTATATACTCTGGTGCAGGCAACAGTACTACGTGGGTAGGCTATGTTCACAAAGTAGTGCCTGAAACAGTGATGGATAACGTTACTAAAATTATATGTGTATCTCCCACTTATTTGCTTAAAACTACTACTCAAAAAATATATAAAAAGGTAACTGCTGATCAAGTAGTTGAAAAAATTTGTAAAAAATATGGTTTAAAAGCTGTAACACAAAGACATCCAAGAGTATTTACTACTATTGGTCAAGCAGGTCAAAGCGATTGGCAACTACTTAGACGACTTGCTAAGCAAACAGGTTTTGGATTAAAAATAAAAGGAACAACCGTTTATTTTATGTCTAAAGATAAAATTGCTTCAGCTAGCAAGGCTAGAGCACCTTATTTCTATAAAGAAGGGGCAGCACCTACAGTAAGGTCTGTTTCTGTAATGGGTAGCCTAATAAGCTTCATTCCTGAAATATCTGATGAAGCTCCAGATATGATCGGAGCAACCGTAGACCGTGTAGTCAGTGGACTTCATCAAACTAACGACAAAACCATTGCTACAAAACATAAGGCAAACCCTAGTAAGAAAAAAACCAAGGGTACAGTTACTCCTAGTAAGAAATACTTAAAGAAATGAAGAGCCCACATAGCAAAGGCCCTAAGAAGGCTAAATTTGTACGGCACCTTCCATTTGAAGTTGCTAAAACCGTATCTGAAGCTAAGTTCATTGCAGAAGACTTAGCAGAAGCAGTTAGATATAACTATCGTGGCGTAGTTATGTTAAACGGCGATTCTAACGTAAGCGTCGGGGAAACCATATATTTAGATAATCTAGACCAAAATATGTCTGGCTACTGGACGGTGCTGTCTGTAAAGCATATGTTTGGCGGAGGAAACGAAACCTATCAAATTAGGGCAGTAGTTGGCGCAGATGTAGTAGGAGATGCAGACGCATCTGTTGGCAAATCTGCGGGTAAAAGAGACTTTGAAGCAGAATTATCTAATCAGTCTTTAAAAGCAAAAAAACCTCGTCTAAATAATAACACTATTGGCGTAAACAACGGAAAAACAGATTTAGGAGTAAAGCCTACTAAATCATTTAAAAATACTCCAGGACCTAACGCTAAGCCGTTAGCAACAAAGTATACTCCGAACATATACAAAAATGAGGTGCCTGATTTTTCTCAGGCTACTAGACAAGTGACTTGGACGGCGCAATGACTTCACATGATGAATACATGCTTGACCCGCAAGGTCGTACACGGTTTTACGGTATCTATGAAGGCATAGTTAAGGAAATTAACGACCCCCTTAAAAAGGGACGTATAAAAGTTCAGGTAACCGTAACTGGTCAAGAAGTAACTGATTGGGCTAGAGCCGTATTGCCAATTACCTATAACGCCAACCACCCGGATCATCAAGAACATACTGCAGCTCAAGTAGCTGCCCTTCTTACTACTCAGTCTACTACTGCCTCAGATCCTCAGGGTGGATCAGTCACAATACCCGCGTTGACCGTGGTAGCTAAGGCAGGGGCTGGTACCCTTAAACATCCGCATAAAACTGCGGTAAACGCTGCAAAAGGGTGGAATGGGTCAGACGCCAAAACGAACATGTTTAATGACGCGACCAATACCGATGAGCATACCCCACACAGATTTGTTCCTAATAAAGGACAAAGGGTGTGGATTATGTTTGTAGCAGGACTACTTGAAGAACCGGTATGGATAGGAGTACAGGCATGAAGTCAATATCGTTCCCGTTTACTTTAGATCCATTTGGAAAAACAACTAGTACTACAGATCAAAGAAAAATATATCAAGACCGTGTACTAACCCTGCTATCTACAGCAGTAGGGGAACGTCCTATGAGACCAACATATGGAACTAATGTGGCTGCAGCTATGTTTGAAACTCAAGGAAAAGCAGATGAAGCCATTAATCAAGCAATACGAACTGCTATTTCTACTTGGATACCAGAATTGACTGTAAAAAATGTGCGAGTTGTTGGCTTTTTAGATACTGGAGCTGTTAGCGTAGAGCTAAACGTATCTTTACCTGATTTTCAAGAAGATGAAATTAGAGTTGTAAGCACAACCCTAAATCCAGACGCGACTACTACGAGGTGATAAGCCATGGCTAACGAAATTCCTTCCCAAATAGACTATACATCTAGAGACTATGCGTCTTTAGTAGAAGATTTAACTAGTTTAGTCAATGTTAGAACTAACTATGCCTGGACAGCCGATGATCCAAATGATTTGGGATCAATTCTTCTTGAATCTTTTGCTTATATGGGCGACATCATGTCTTATTATTTAGACCGAGTTGCTAATGAAACCTCTATCGACACTGCAGTAAAAACTGAAACTCTTCTTAGATTTGCAGAGCTCTATGGTTATAAACCCTCTGGGCCTACCCCAGCACAAGTTACAGTTACGTTTACAAACAACGGAGATTCATCAGTAAGCCTTCCTGTGGGCACTCAAGTTATGGCTCCTTTAACATACGTAAACTATAGCGAAGTATATTTTGAAACCACCGAAGCTGTTATTGCTTTACAGGCAGGACAAAGTATTGGAGTAACCGCTCGAGAAGGTAAGACAGTAAACACAGACCGTCCGGACTTAATTAGCCCGACTACTTACAAGCCACTACCAGTTAGCTTAGGAACATCTGACGGCACAGGAAACCAAGAGTTTCTTTTGTTTGATACGGGAATCGTAGATAACTCACTAGTTGTATACGTTGGCCAAGGTTCTGCTTTTACGCCGTGGACATATGTAGATTCTTTAGTAAATGCTAGTCCGTTAGACTTGGTATTTACTACTAGATTAAATTCTGATGGAACAACTTCAGTAGTATTTGGTAACGGAGTTAATGGAGCAATCCCTGCGTCTAACCAATTAATTAGCTCACTATACAAAACTAGCCTTGGTATTGCAGGAAACATTATTGCCAACAGCATCCAAGAAGTTACGTTTATACCAGGTAGCAATAACTTTGAATTGTTATCTTTAGTATCAGCAGCTAATAACTCTGCTGCCGTAGGCGGGGCTGATGCTGACTCAGGAAATCAGTTAAGAAAGAAAATTAAAGCTGCTATCATTTCAAGACAACGAGCAGTTACTTTAGATGATTATGAATACTTAGCAAACCTTGTACCTCAAGTTGGCAGAACTAAGGCGGTGGGCGCAGTCTATACGAACATCACTTTATACATGCAACCACAAGACGATGGAACTATTACTCCAGGTATTGTAAACGGAAGCGCTACAAGTTCTTGGACTCAGATCTCTGGAACTGTCTCCACATACCTTGCTAATAAGATCCCTGTAGGAACTACTGTAACAGTGCAAGCTCCAACGTATGTACCGCTATATTTAACAATGTCTCTTACCCTAAATAACTCTTATAAACAATCAGTAGTTAAACTTGCTATATCCAAAGCCTTGTTAAATGCTGGAGGTTTGTTCTCCTATGAGAAGAATGAGTTTGGACGAACCATCCCAGTGTCCTCTGTAATTGCGTTGGTAGCTCAAGTTCCCGGGGTAGAGGCAGTAGAGCTTACTAAGTTCAATACAACTAATGCTGCATCTGTCGGTACAATTTCTCTAAGCGCAGGACAGATTGGATATCTCTTGCCTACAAACTTAGTGTATAACGTAACAGGAGGAATCGCCTAATGCCAGCTTCATTTCCCTCGTCCGTAAAAAGCTTTACCGCAAAGGTAGACTTACAGGACACGATTCTTGCTGACCACATAAACTCCCTACAGGATGAAGTACGAGCAATTGAGCTTGCTCTAAACGGAACTGTTGATGCTAGCAATGGCCTACTAACTTCTAATTACACTGGGTCTTTTACAAATACCACAACCTGGAACTCTTTAGATGAACGCATTACTAATATTGAACGAGGTTTAGTAAACGGAATTGCTACTGCTCCATATCTTCTTAAGGCCGGAGATAGCATGACTGTTGCTAACTTAGTTGCTTTAACACTAAAGAACAGTTCAGCTACTACTACTAATAATCTTTTTGAATCATACAACTCCGCTAATACATTAGGCTTTGCAATCTCAGGTGCAGGTTTGCCTAAGGTAGGAACAGCCAATGTTTTATACGTGGGCAGCTCTGACTACAATACTCTTAACGCTACGGCTACAGAAGCGAATGAGACAGCTCAAGCAGTAAGGTTTAATCCTTTCTTATTGTCTGGAATGTAATACATGGCACGGTATTCATTTTCGGTATACGGAACGCCAGGTCTTAAATACGGTCAAATAGAAAATAACCGGGCGTACTACAACGCCAGCCTAAGAGCTAAATCTCTTAACTATAGAACTGTATA